GCGTTGCCGGCCATCGCCACCGCCACCGGGCAAATCCACAGCCCGTTGACCGCGATGACTTCGACCGCAATCGGAGCCGCCGCATTCACCGTGAGAATGTCATACGAGCTGCTCGCCCCTGACAAACCACCGGTAAACGTGATGGTGTGCGCCGCCGCGCCATTGCCGATGATCGTCAACCGATCCCCGTCATTGTCTTTGGTCGGAGCCGCCACGGTCATCGCCAAGATGGTCGTGCCGTTCAGCACCGCGATGGTGTCGCAGCCCGCCGTCGGGAGCGTGATCGCCCCGGACGCCGAGTATGACGTGAGCTGCCGACGCCGCGCCGACAGCCCGTAGCTGACGACCGTGGAGGCCGACGGGTTCGCAAAATCCGATCCCGTGCCGACCGTCACGTTCGCCCCGGTCACATGCGCATCAGCAAACGTGCCCTGCTGACCGCGTTTGACCGGAATCGTCGTGCCCGAGGAATAGCTCTTGGCAATCTGCATCTGCTCGTTGTCGATGAGCAGATACGAGGACGCCGCGAAGCCGGTAGCCGACGTGACGACAATGGACGTATCCGTTGCCGCACACGCCGAAGCGAGAGTCGTTGTCGTGAGTGCCATTGGTTAGCTCCAGGCCCGGACTGCGTAGCCCGGCAGAATCGGCGCAATGCCGCCAATGGTGTCCATCCGCGACGGCAACTGATCCGTCTGGATGTTCCACTGGCTCGACCAACGAATGCTGATCGCCGCCTTTTTGTTGTTGTAGCGCTTGGCATCCGCGCCCGGCAGGTTCTCCGGCAGGTCCACCATGACGAACGCGAACGCCGCCGGGTTGAAAATCAGGTTCTGCGTGCTGGTCTGCGCCGCCATCGTCGCGCCCACCGTGCCCGTCGCCCCGATAAACGAGAGCGCCGCGCCGTTGGCGGGAGCCGCGTTGACCGTCTGCAACTGACCCGACGTGATGATCGAGGGCGAAATCGACAGCGTGGCCGTCGAGCTACCCGAGACATCCGCCGTCAGCGTGAACTGCTGGAGATACCGCGTGGTCGTGTAGGCCACCGGATTCACGGAGTAGACACCCGCCACCGTGAACACGTCGCCCTTTTTCAGCGCATACGTGCCCATGCCGGAAATCGCCAGCGAGGAGCCCGTCTGCGAGCCCGAGGACGTGACCGGCGTCGATGCCGTGAACGTGCCCGTGGTATGCACCGGCATCAGCGGATCGACATACCAATCATTGATGCCGAGGACGCGCGAGCCGAACTGGGCATTCCGCACCCACTCCGACACTTTGCCCTGCGGATTGAACAGCGCGAAGTTCGCGCCGCTGATGTCCGCCTGCGACTGCGGATCAAGCACGGCGCAGAAATCAGCGGGAACCGCCAACGAACGGAGCAGCGCCTGCGCCTGCGTATACGTGCTGTTCGTGGTGATCGGCGTGCCCGGCGTGCCGACGCTGTTGTAGACCGACTTGTAGACTTCCAAGCCCGCCTGCGCGTCCCACTTCGACGCCAGCGACTGACCGGCCGGCACCGTGTAGCGGTCCTGCACTTCTTCGACATCCAACCGCGCCTGCGACGACGACCAGCCCATATCGACGTGATACTGGTGGTTGATCGTGATCGGCACGGTCTGGTTCAGAATCGCCTGCTGTTGCAGGGCCTGTCCATCGGACACCGTAAAGCGCTGCTGGGTGCGGACCTGCACCGTATCGCCAATCTTGGCACCCTGCGGCTTATTGACGAAGCTGTCATCCCAGCTTCGGTCGAACTCTGCGAGTAGCGCCAACTCGTTATCGAAGTTGAGCGCCACATCTTTCGTAACCCATGTGGGTGAAATGAACGTATCCAAGGTGAAGCTCCTCGCTCCACCGTCTGCTACAAAGGCTTAGGCGCTGCGGTGCCGCCGTCCACCCACGCCGTAATAGCGTCGGTGTTCGTCCAGGTCCGCGTCGTCACCAGGAGCCTTGTCGCTCGGTGTCATCGGTCCTGTCCGCGCCGGTGAGGGCGGTTTCGGAGCCACTTTAACGGGAACGCTGGGAGCGACCGCACCGGCTGAGCCGGTCGCAAGGCGTGTAGACAGAATACGTTGCGTCGTGGCAACGGCCTCAGACGTGATGGCTTTCCCATCCGTCAGTAAAATCAATTCATCGAGCAACGTCGGATGCTTCATCAGGTCATACGTGACCTTCGGCCCTCGGTCGCCTAAATCGAGAATCGCATGGAACAAGAGCGGCGTGCCCTTGTTGGCATGCTGCGCGAGGACCGCATCGTAATCTGGCGTCGTCGCCTTGAAACTCGTCAAATGACCGGCATACGCGGCGTTCTTCGCGTTGAATTGCTCAACCGATTCGCGCTGATAGCGTTCTTGCTGGGCTTTGGTTTCGCCCGCCTTGGCTTCATGGGCATCCTTGCGGCGGTCCCACCGTGACCAGGCTTTCAGATGCTCGCCATACGGGTCGTCTTTGTCCGCGAACTGCTCAATGGTCGGTTCCGGCTCAGTGAAGTCGCCCACCGCGTCGAGGCTTGGGCGACTCAACTCAACCGGCGCGGATGCCGCCTGTGTGACAACCGGCGCGTCGTCAATTTCCAGCGCGGCCCGGAGCTTCTTCCGGAGTTCCGCCACGCGGGGCCGGTCGGCCTCGTTCGCGGGCGTCAATTCTTTAATGGTGGCCGACAAATCCCGAATCACCGGGACATCGGCAGGCGTGGCAATGTCGCGGACGCGATGCTTCCGGCTCCGCTGCTCTAACGCATGCGGCGGCTCGGGGCGCGTCTCGATTTTCTTGGCAGCTTCAGCGGCGACATCGACGCCATCAGACGTGATGACCGGCGGGGCGACAGGCTCAGGCGTCGGCGTGGTCTGAACGTCTTGCGCGTCACTCATTGGCGTAGATTCTGCGCTCATTTATTTGACATGTCAAGAGATTGGCTGGGGTTTATTAGTTTGACCCATGAATTAGTGATGGTCATTTTAGGCGATGGACAAATATGGCCGTCAATTGACCTGTAAACGCCGTTACATTCAAAGCAATAAGACTCACCAATATGCAGCACAGGGCTATTTACCCATTTCGGCGTGATGAACACGTTAGCCATTGGTAGCCCCTTGAGGCTCAACCGGCGCGACCGCAATCTCATGCTCTTTCGCGGCCATATTCTGTCCCGTCTTATGCTCGCTCACGGCCATCTGTGACGCGGCCTGATCGCCAATTACATCCAACTCATGCGCCCGAGCGCGGTCAGCTTCGATGCCCTTCGCTTGCAGCGCGAGCAAGGCGCGGAAGTTCTCGCCCTGCTGCTTCATTTCTTCCAGCGCCATATCGAGCTTCGCCGTCAATAACGCCTGTTGCGCGTCGGCCTCCGCCTTGATCTGCGTCTGCTGCGCCGTCGCCTGAGCGCTCATCTGCTCCGATTGCAACTTCGTCTGCGCGTCAATCTGCGCCTTCGGAATGCCCATCTGGGCTTTTTGCAGCTCGGCCTGTAGTTCCTGATTCTGCTGCTGCAACTGCGTCATCTTCGCCATGACCAGCGGCGAGGTCGGCGTCTGCCCGGACTTTTTCTCTTCCAGGTATTGCAGCACTTTCGGGTCGAGCATCAGCTTATGGCGCTCCGCCATTTCATCATGGCCGGGGCCGTCGAGGTTCTTGAAGAACAAATCGCCTACGACGGTCATTTCGGCGGGGTTCGCTGAGATCAACTCGCCCAAGAGCGTCGCTTCCTGCTCCCTGCGCGTGTCGTAGCTCTTCGCGACCTTCACGACCATGTTGAAATTGGCATTCGGCGTGAGCTTGTAATGCTTCGCGCCTTCCTGCCCCGGTTGCGCGGGCTGGGGTTTCTGCTGGCCTTCCGGCCCCGCCATCACCATCGGCGTATCGACCAGAATCGTCGAGCTTTCCCCTTCGCCGGTCATAATCCGCGCCAACCGGCCCGGACGCGCCCCGTAGATGGGATACAGCAAGCCGTTGACAATCTGGCCTTCCCGACGAATCGACTTCGCCTGATTGTCGAGGAAACTGGCCGTGCCCTTCTGCGCCTGATCCAAGAGCATCTGCAAGCCGCCCTTGGTCTTAATGCTCGGGTCCACTTCGCCCAATGAGGCCGAAGGCGTCAGGCTCGTGTCATGGATGGCATTCTTGAACAGGTCAATCGCCATCCAGATCGGCTGAATGTTCTTCGCGTCGCCGTCCGTGCGCGTGGGAATTGAGGCATATGGGACGCCGTTCCCGTCATGCGTGTTGTAGTGCAGCGACGGCAGCGTGCGGGTCGTGGCGAGTAGGTATTCGTTCTCGAACCCTTCGTCCTGTCCCGCCGCCACTTGCCACGTCGGAATCGGGGCGAGGCCAATCTGCTCAACGCCCTTCGACACCATGTAGTTTAAGCCCTGCCCGGCTTCGCGCATGGGGCGGACAATGCCCTCCGTGCGTCGATCATCGTCGGTGGGCTGCAGCTCGCGACCCACCACTTTGATGATCGGAATATCAGGGCCTTCCCAATCTGTTTTCGCTAACGGCTTTCGCCCGTCGAGCTTCGCCCACTTAATGCGCTTCTCGACAACATCCCGCGTATCGAGCGGCTTGGGACTGCCTTCAGGGAGTTCGTTCTTCCAGAACACCTGACCATCCGGCATCAGGCAGAGCGTGCGCGTCTCGCGCTCGGTGTAGTAGTAATCCACCACCCGACAGAGCTTGTTTTTCCCCGACAACGTAAACCAGCCGGGATAGGTTTCCCCTAACGCTCGGAAGTCATCATCCGAATAGTCGAGAATGTCGTTCTTCTTCCCGTCCGCATCCTCGGGAAACTCGGCCTTGTAGCGGTCCCAGGCCATGTCCGACCCGACAAACGCCCACTCAATATCTTCCCCCGTCGAGGACTCATGGAACGGGTCCACGGTGACGCTCGACTGATTGAAGAACTTATTGACGTAGACATCCTTATCGAACGCGCCCGCATTGACCTGCTGGGCCTCAATCGACAGCGTGACGTATTTCGTCATCACGCCCCAATAGCCAATCCCCGCAATCGCGGCCCGCTCAAACGCCCAGGTTCGCGCTTCGGCCGTCTCGGGCGCTCGTTGGATGCGGCGAATCAAGCCCTCGCGCAGCTCAATCTCATCCGGGTCAATCGGGCCAACTAATCCTTCAAAGTCATCAGCCGGCACAATCTCCACGCCCATGTCCATCGAGCGTTCCTGATTGAGAATCTGCGCGACGGGCTGCAAGGATTGGTTAATCGTGATGCATGGCCGCGCCGGGATCGGCGGCATATTCGCAATCGTGACCTGGCCTTGGCGGGATTGCCGAATATCCTCGGGCCATTGGTCGCCGTTGTAGAACCGTAAATCCTCTAACTCGCGTTCGCGCTGCTTCTGGCTGGCATCCGCCCCAAGCTTAAAGCGGTCGCGGGCCTCTTGCATGAAGTCCTCATGCGGGCCTTTAACTCGGGCCTCATCGGCATGGAGGTTCTTACGCTTGGGACGACGGATCGCCATTAGGATTCGCCCTCTAGATACCAAGCAGGTATAGGCCGCTTCCGCTTAGATGCTCCAGTGGACGACCCGAAGGAACGCACACCAGAGGTATCTGCCACGGTCGCGGCCCTCTGCGCGGAGAGCGACTCCGCTTTAGCTTGTTCATTGTGCCATAAGACGGGCGGCACACACTTGTGATGATAAAACTGCGGCCCGCTGCGATTACCTGTCACGATGCGCCCTGATGCCACCTTCGCTCGTCGTCCACACCGATGGCACTTGCCGTAATCGCTCACTGCGGTCGATTCTGACAGCCGCTCGCATGCCCCGTGACGGGCTTCGGGCTGTCGGTGTAGTAGTCAAATGGAATCAGGCTATCCCGCACAATCTCGGCCTTGGTCTGAATCACGCTGTCGTCGGAGTCATCGATCACTGGTTCGCGCCGCACAATGCGACGGCAACGAATACAGACGGCATCCATGAGGCGCTGGCGGTCAGGCATGGAGTCGGACAATCAGCGGCTTCACCCGCGTGGCTTCTTTCGCCATCTTGATGAACGCGCGTTCCAATCGTCGGGCCGCTTGATCGGTATACGGATGATCGGGGAGCTTCACCACAATCGACACTAGGCCGCCGTCGTAATCACTCACCGCGACATGCGTCTTATCGAGCGACTGGCACGCCGCTTTGAGACACGTCTCAGTCGATGGCAGTCGGGAGCCGTTCGGCATCGGCGTCTAGTGTATACCCACTGTCAAGAGGCTGACATGCCAAATTGCCGTCATGCCAGCCAGCCTGAAGAGCCGGCCGGCGGGCGATAGCCGTATCCAGTGGCCTCGCGCTTAAGCTTGATCGGGGCCGCGAACGTCAACGCGAGCGCATCCCCATCATCGGGTGACGCCAACTCACGCGCCTTCATGGATTCCTTCGACTCTAATACCAGTCGGTCCCGCTTATCGTGATGGTAGCCAGGGCCAGTCAAATCCGTCTCTAGCGTCGATGACTTATCAATCGCGCCCTTCGGGAGCCACTCACGCAGCTTCGCCCACATAAACGCCCGCATATTAGCGAGCTTTGGGTCGGGCGACTCTGCGCCAAATTGAATCTCCATGACGTTCTTGTGGCCCATCTGTCTTAATCGGTCGCAGATCGGACCGCCGATGCCTGTTCCGTCCACAAACAGCGTGGTCACCTTGCGCCCGTCATACGTGCGGCCTAAGACATCCGCCGCCACGGTCACCAAGCGCATAGAGTCCCGCGACTGTTCGCCGGGAATGATAATCGGGGGGATCGTGGAAGCATCTACGCCACGCCGGAAGCGAAACACGCAGCGATCGCCGCCCCCGCGCGCGACATCCAAGCCACACACCAACGGATCATCGCTAAACGCCTGCGCCGTGCGCTGTTGGGCGGCAAACACTAAATCCGACCCGATGAACTGGGCGTCCGACGCCCGAGGCGCTAACCCACGGACGCGGACCCGGAAGAAGTCGGAATCTTCCCCGTAGTCCTGCTGCCATTCGCTGATCTGTTGTTTATTGGTGAATCGGCTCGTCCGACTATCGACAATCGTGCTGTGCCAGCGTTCACGCTCGGCCCCAAAGCAAATCCGGTAGAACTTGCCGTTACTGCGCGTGGGGTTACCGAACAGGAAGATCATCGGCTCGCCGTCTGTGAGTCCGCCCTCCGCGACCTCGAAAATCTTGTCCGCGATGGCCGACGCCTCATCAAAGATATAGAAGCTAGTCGAATCCGCCGCGTGCTGGCCGGCGAAGGCTTCGCTGTTTTCTTCCTTCGAGGACTGGAGCGCACAGAACCATGATTCCTTGTGGTCGTTGTGATACATCCGGTCGGTC